CATGGGCTGAAAAGTCCGTGATGGTTTTTAAAGCCGTTCATGGTGATCAGGTGACGAGTACCGCAACTCTTGTTTGCGATAAAATCGTAGTACCCCTGCATTCACATGTTGAAGGTAAGCCCTTCTCAGTGTATAACTCATCCACTTCCGCCCAATTGAGCGGTGAGCTCATCCCTATTGCGGATGATCTCGGCATCTATTTTACCCATGGCGTTATTCATGTTGATAAGCGAGTCGTGATGCGACCGCCTCAGAATGAACTTGCCATTCAGATTGGGTTTACAGATGCGGAGCAGGTAGAACCAGGCTTTGGTGTCGGTTTTGCTTCTGCAAGTGGTCTTTATGATGCGCAAACAGCGCCAGGAGATTGCGGTGGACCAGTTTACGCGTGTGCGGATGGTGCATTGATCGGTTTTCACATTGCTGGTGGCCAGCATGTGAATCGGTTTGTCCCTATGACAGCTGAGCTTGCCAAGAGATTGGCTGCGACTGGTCCTGTTCTTAACTCAATGCTTTTTCATTAGAGCCCCCAGCCCCTTCCCTTCTTGTGGAAGAGGGTAGGGAGTTCTGGGGGCGTTACCCGATGGAATACCAAGGTGTTGGATTTCGATCTGAGGTAGTGTTGAGTAAGTTGCACGAAAGGATGTTGAAACAACGTTACTTTCCTGTGGTTGGTGGAGTTCCAAAGTCCTTTGTTGGACGGAACCGCCGGGCCCTGGATATGAACGTTGCCCGCTTTGAGAATGATGCCGGTAAAACGGTGGATCGTGAAGCGTGGGGCTTGCCTGTACTTAACAAGGAAGCCGCATACCTTTCACTGGCTAAGTATGCCAAGGATATTCTTGCCTTGTCAGCAAAGTCAGTGTTTGCCTTAAACACCGCATCCATTTGGATGGAGCGGCAATTTGGCCCACACATGAGTAATTCACGAGTGAAGGATCTCCAGGAGGTTGTAGATGGTCTTGATAAAACCACTAGCCCCGGATTCCCGTGGATAAAGAAATACGCTACGAAGCGTGCCATGATAGATGACTGGAAAGAATTTTCCTCCTACATGAGTGACGATTGGGAGCGGCTGCGTGATCCATTATATTGCGCCGTGTTTGGAAATTCCCTGAAAGAGGAAATCCGCCCTGCTA